ATTCCGTTTACTTCAACAATTTGTTTGTTCAACCTCCATGTTACTTTCGGAGCGGTTCTTCCTTCGGGATACGTTGAAGACATACGTTGAATTTCCAAAATTTCTCCATATGACATAGGTTTTAATTTAACTGTACTTTGGGATTTGGGTAATATTGTTGTAAAAGTTCCGTCTTCTGAAGGTTGTTGACCTTTGATAATATCCAACTCATCCAACAATACGGTTGTTTTAAAAGGTTTTCTTGTTACTGTATCAACTAAATTGAGTTCCATTTCGGGTCCGAAAGCAGTATTCCTTAAAAAAATCAAAATTGCTTCAACGTCACCTTCTAACAAATCTTCAACTCTTATTTCGGGTTCATAAATTTTGGAACGTAATAAAGTTTGAGTCATGTCATTACCTGCCGCCATTAAAATGTTTTCATCATTGGCTGTCAAGTATCCCACTTTTAATGATTTTTTCTTATTTTTATAAAAAAAACCTTGAGATGGTAAAGGCACTACGTCATGTGGTAGTGAAAAATTTGATTGTCCGTATTCTTTTGCTTGATTGTCCATATAAAAATTTAACCGTAAAGTTTATTTCTTTACGGTTAAATATAAATCAAAAATGTTTTTAATAAATAGAATTTAGTAAACAAGAACACATCTATCCATTCTTAGGGTAGTGTTGATTGTTGCCAATCCGTCTTGTCCGTAATTCAAAGTGTTGAAATTGACATCGGTTAGGAAAGTTCCGTACAATATCCATTTTTCAACGACAACACCTGTTGGGTCCAACATTTCTAAGTCGACATCTTTTTTGTAACCCGCTGCATAACCCATACGACCAGTCACAGATTCAGCATGAAGTCTAACCCACTCCATCAAAGCTTGTGCCGCAGATGGTCCAATTGGATCTCTAAATACTGCTGGTATTGTTTGCCATTCGAATCTACCAGCTACATAAGTAGATGTGTTCAAAAAAGGAATCGGAGTAGATACTATTTGTATGTGTGGTCTTGCTGATGACTCAACAAACCACTCATTTATACCAAGTGAGGAAGGAAACCTTAAGATAAAACGGTTTTGTCGTTTTGGTTCATAAGGAATCGGCATTTTCATTAATAAATCAGCCATGTGTTTAAATTTTTTTTGTTTTTGTTATTTTATTGATAAATATATCCAACCTCAAAAATTTTTCTATTTACTTTTTTTTTGGTGGAATTATCCTTATTTAACTTCTCGCTTTAATCCTCCAGCAGTAGAATAAGTTTTTACTATATTATCTGGTTTATTTTCAAAATGTTTTTTCATTACTTCTATGTTTTTAGGATCATCATCACTAAAACCTATAGATAATTTATGTGGATTAAATTTATTAGCAATATCTTTCTTGAGAAATGCTTTTTTGTTTAATACTGCGGCCATTCCTTTGATGTAGTTGACAAAATTTTCCATCGCTTCTACTTTTGCTTCTTCAGGGTTGACCGCTCCTTGTTCATCCCCAAAAGATACGGGGTGATATTTGTTAAGTTCTAAATATGACTTTATTAATTCCTCGTCAGACATATCCCCTTCACCAGCAAAAGATCGATATTTTCTTAAGTTTTTGACAAGTTCATCTTTATCTATTCCACCGAATCCCTCTATAATATAATTATAAATTGCTTGTTTTATTGTTTCTGGATTGTGACCTCTAGCAGTTATAATTGCAAAAATGGACCCATTGTTAATAGCTTCTCTGAAATCATCGAAAGCTGGTCCTGTTCTTGCTCTCATAGCATCCACTAAAAAATCTTTATCTCCTTGAGTTCTGAAATTTCTGAACGGTTCTTCAGCGTAATCTACTATTGTAGTACCTTCGTAACCAAAAGGTTCTCTACCTATTATGTGTCTGAACTCGGCAAAATCATCCGTGGACATACCTACCTCTCTTCCATTAACATCTTTGAGTAATATTTTTGTAGGCATATGTACTATATTATCGTCCCAATCAAACGCATAATATTTTAGGTCAGGTGATCCCTCCTTTACAAACCCCTCTGTAAACAATCTTTTCATTTGGCTAAAAGGGGGACAATGTCCCCCTTATTTTTAATTTAGATATTTTCGAACGAAGCACCTGTTGGTGTGATGAAGAATTCAATATCAATGAATTCCAAAGCTTTCGTAGGTTTCAAGTATATCTTTCCTGTTAATGTGTTTCTATCTAAGTCTTCAGGAGAAGAAGACACTGTTACTCTGAAGTCATAAAGACCTCTGTCTCTTCTAATTGAATCTAAAATAGGATTAACGCTATCTAAGAATTGTTGTCTAACTATTTGGTCATTTTGTTCAAACAACAATCTTACCGCTACAGCTGAAATCAACTTTCGTGCTTGAAGTAACAATCTTCTAACGTTTAATCTGTTGAGTGCAGTATCTGCGACCTGAAGAGTTTTATTACCCCAAATTACAGTTCCCACATCAGCAAAAGTTGCAATTGGGTTGATTCTTCCTTGGTATAAAGTATCTCTATCTTCTTGAGTGAGTTTCACTCTTGCTTTGATGGAGTTCACAAGACCTCTTGTGTAACCCGCTGATGCGAACCAAGGGAATGCAATATTGTCTGTCAAAGCCAAGTTTCTACAAACTTCACCAGTTGGTGGTATGTAAATTTGTGTATTGTTTACAGTATCTCTTGTTAATATCCATGGATAGTAAGTCGCTGTGTAGTTAGAATCAATTCCAGTGTTGTCCAAATTATCAACCGCTTCTTGAGGATAGATTATATCCAAAGAATTTGTTGCGTCAGGAGTATACATTTGATAGTCAGGTGTTGTTGCAATGTACACTGAGTCAGCTCTTGAGAATTGAACCATGTCAATTGCCTCTTCAACAAGGTTAGAGTTATTTACATAATCTATACTCGAAGTTGCAAACACGTTAATGTTTGTAGATTCAGGATTTGCAAATGTGAGAATACCTAGTAAGTATGCGTAGTAATCAGTGTTTGCAAAATCTTGAGTATTGTTTTGAACAACTATTCTCTTGAATAAACCATCTCCTGTTGCATTTGGATATCTCTGAGAAGCTGACGCTCCCGCTAAGAATCCTGTTGCACCTAATTGGAATCTATCTTGGTTGGTTCTGAACTCTCTATAAATGTCCCATCCATCGAATCCACCAGCAAAACATACTGTATACTTTCTAGAGTAGATAAAGTAGTAAGGGTTTTCTTGAGTTTCAGGGTCACTGGTAAAATCAGCCACACCACATTCGAAAGCTGTCTGACCTGAGGTCAAATAAGAATTCGATATTGTAACAACTGTAGCGCCTGAGTCCATATGGAAACCTTTACTAACATAGTTCCATGGTTGACCATCAACAGGTACAATTGATGTAACCCAATTCAAAGGATTTTGAGTTCCTTTGTACTGTAAGAATGATTCGTCTATTCCGAATTGAGTTGAGAAACCTAAGTAACTTCTTCTTACAATATCTCCAGCAGATTCTGTTGTGTTTGCAATTCCACCAAAAGGAGGATTGTAAATTACTTCACCAGGAAAATAGTATTTAGTTTTGAAAATTGGAACTGGTGAAGGGTTCAGAACTGATGCGTATTCTCTTTGAGTATACCCGTTGAAACCACAAGGTAATGCGTCTATTGGAGCTTCGTCAGCCATTTCAACCATAATGTATCTCGAAATCAAAGCGTATTCACCATCACTCGAACCGATTTTCTTCGCAACAAAGTTGTTCGAATTTGGGTCCATGTTACAGTTTGTAAACTTCTCAATCACAATTGGATTAGCATCTGTGTCGAAGAAATTTCTAACCAACACATCAAATGTCATGTTATTGAACGACAAGTTTGAAACTGATACTTTAACCTCAACGTTTGCTGCGTTTCCATCAGAGATTGAAATAAATTTAAATAAGTTGTAAACTTTATTTCCTCTTAATTCAGAAACCAAATAAGGAGTACTTGGAGATTTATATTGTGTAACATTGTAAGCGATTGACTGAGGGTCTTGAGTTCTAGCACTAGGTAATGCAATCAAATCACAACTTAATCCTCTGATGTATCCTTGATTGTAAGCGTAAGCTAAAGTATTTCCATAAACTTCCTCAACATATACAGGTACTTCGTTTCTTGATTTACCAAAATTGTCTACCCCCAAAACTTTTGTGATGTATTTTGAAGATGATGGTAATAAAGAAGTTTCAAATGAGAAATTATCTGCATCTTTAGTAATACCTGAAATTAAGAAAGTCTCGAAAGGAGATTGAGTAACTCCTGAGTATTGATTAGTACATACTAAAGTCAAGTCAGTCAAACCACTTACCTCATAAATTGGTCCGTGGTCATCACTTGTAGCACTGTTCGTGAATAAAGAAATACCTCTTGAACGAAGAGTTGCAACAACCATATTGTTATATTCAGGATAAGCTGTACCTGAGTAATTATAAGTCCTACCTGTTATTGTACCTGTGAAAGTTGAAGATGCTCCTGATGTTAAAGAAGTAACATAATAATAGAATGAATATCCTGTGTAAACATTACCTGATGTATTATCAAAGTTTGCGTAATACCAAGGGTCATTCAAGTCAGAAGATAAATCATTTGTAGCTAAATTAACACTGTCACTTGCGAATTGGTTTATAACATTTGAATAAGTTGCAGTAATATCATAATAGTCACTCTCAGGAATTGCTCCATAAACAACAACGGTGTTTGCTGACAATGAAGGAGTATCCATTACATCATCAAGATTATTAGTAAAATCCAAGGACAATGTAGATGTACTTCCATCTGACATTCTATATTGTGTGTTAAAATTAGCAAGTACTTGTGGAGGTAATGCGCCACCTGTAAATGTTACGGTGTTTCCTGAAGATGAACCTGAAAATGTTGCAGTCCAAGGAGTACCTGATGTTGGATTTAAACCAATTGTAAGAGGATCAACATTTGCAGTAACTTTGATGCTCCATGATGGCCCCGCATCATATCCTGACAATCCTAAAATTCTTGTAACGAAAAGTTGATTGGATTGTTGTAAATACGATTTCGCAATGTATGCCGCTTCATACTTTGGGATTTGTGTGTTTATAAATTTTGTGGGTTCAGTGCCCCCAAAATATGCTTGAAACTCATCGTAGTTTGTGATGAAGATAGGTTCGAATGCGGGACCTTTAATTGTTTCCCCGACTAAACCTAACGTAGTCACACCTACACTTTGAGCCACAAATGATAAGTCAGTTTCAGACGTATATACTCCAGGCGATACGTATACCTTTTGATTTACTTGTGTTGCTTGAAAAAACATAGTTCAAAATTATTGTTTGCAAATTTATTTTAATGATAAATATTCATATCTAAGTGAAAAAACTTGACTTTTGAATATCTATTTGTAAGGAGTATGATTTTATTCTACCTTTTTTCTGCCTATAAAAATGACCAAAGAAATTAAAAACATCAAAATATCGCCTGAAGCTCATGAAACCCTAAAAAAGTACTGTGAGAAGAAAGGGATTAAAATTTATAAGTTTTTAGAAAATCTTATTTTTGAGAAGTGTAAAGAGAAAAAAGATATATATGGAGAGGATTAGACAAGTTTTGAATCAAACTTGATTGTTGATTCCAATGAGTTGTTTGTTTTAACAACATCGATTCTTAAAATGTCATTGGTTGAAATCTGAATCTCATTTACATCAGTTCCAAAATAATATCCGTTTATATAAACATCAAAACTATCTACGTTGGTTGACCCAATCAAAGACATATTTGCTCTGAATTCGACTATTTCACTCAAAGTGTTATTTCCCACGATGTATAGAAAATTGGATAAAAACTCGTTAGGATTTTCGGGAAACTTTGGTCTTCTCCTTTTAAGAGTCGTATTATCCAATTCCATAATCTGAGCAACCCTAGCAATAGCGGGTTTAACCTCAAACTCTTCTTCATCAATCAAATAACCTAACATTGTAAAGTCATAAGTCTGAATAAAATATTTTCTTGAATCGAGTTGCATTTGTGATTCATCAGTAATGTTTTGTAACACGATGGGGACATATTGACCTTTAATAAAAGTATATGCTTGTCTTGAAGAAAACTTTTGCATAATAATTTTATTAAGTTGGTTCAACTCTCTCATTCTATTGCAAACAATTTTTACACTATAATTAATGTCAACTGGAACAGGTTGTGGTATTGTGTATATATCCATTCCTTGTTCATTCCCATTCCAAGTTGGAACGGAAGCATAATAGAATTGTTTTCTATTTGGTATTGTATATTGTAGTGAAGGATTTGTACCGTACTTCACTTCAGGCTGTCTAACCACAGTAATAAACGGAGGTTCAGGATTGAAATCGAGATTAGTGAATAAAGCAGTCTCTACGTATTGTGTCCAATTTTGTGTTGTGATGATGATGTCGAGCATGGGAATAATTTTCCCTGCCGTTATTACTTGTAAATCTTCTTTAACAAAATCAAGCATACCCCTATCCAAGTCAGCATGTAATACTGACTTTGGTAAATAAGTCCCATCTTTGTTTATAAATTCAAGAAGTTGTTCTCTTCTAGCAAACAAAGTTTTTTTTGGAACTAATGGTAATGTAGGTTTTACTTGTTTTGGTAAAGGCATTTTATTTATCGTCTAAATCTTTAGAATTATCGTGTCCACATTTGTGACACAAGTATGGGTCATCTCCTCCATCAGATAATTCCCATGACCATCCACAACTATCACAAATAACCTCCCCGTTGGAGACTACTTCAATTATTTTTTTCAATTGTGTTTCTGTGATAATGTATTTCATTATATTCCTCTAAATTCGTTTTCACTCACATAAGTGGCAACAATCGTTCTATAGAAAGGTTTGTATCCTCCATATGTATGTTTATTATCTGATTTCACATATCCATCATCACTAACAACATAATACCTAACTCGGTCTTCAGATTCATAGTATCCTATGTAATCTCCTAAGAAAATTTCTACCTGTAAATCATCGAGAGTTTTTTGGTAAATACTGAACTGCATATTACCTGGTTCTTTTATTTCAACTTTCGAAGTACCAATAAATTTACTTGTAGGAGCCATAACTTTTACTAATCCTTTCAATTCGACTGGTGCTAAAAATTGTATTCCATCCTCCAAAACTTCACCATAAACATCATCTGTTTTTGTTTTTCTTCTATCAATACGGTAAAGAACAACGGTGAAATTCATATCACCGATTAACCATTCTTCTCCCATACCTATATCTAAACCATAATCTTCCGCCCCGAAGAACTTACCTAATCTTGTGATTGGAACCAACTTTTCTGCCATAATACTATATGATTTCCGTTATATTGATAAATACTCACTTTATAACTATATTTTAACCAAATATTTTTCTTATACATGGATATAAGTTTGGAATCGAAAGCATTATCCTTATTGGAATCTTATGAAGGTGGAAATAACTATTTACTCGAACTTAAAAGAAAGTCTCAAATAAATAAAAAATTCTATCCCACAAGAAGTCAATCTGAATACATTATTAATAATCATAACAACCAACCAAAGGTTGCTAAAAAGTGGGTTATTTTAGATGCATACTTTGCTAAAAAGTTGGCGGACGACAAACTCTATACTATAATACCTGATAAGGTGTGGGTCGAAAAGTTATTGTGTGACACCGAAAAGGCTTTTCATATTTGGGGAAGAGTATTCGAAACTGAAGAGTTTCATGACTTTTGGCTTCCGAAGGCAGCAATAATAAAAGACAATTCTGTCAAAGATGTTGTAATAGACTATGAAAAATATTCTCACAGACCACCATTGCAACATCAAAAAGAAGCAATCCAAAAACTTGTTGAAAACAAAAAATTTATATTAGCCGATGATATGGGTTTGGGTAAGACTACCTCTACTATCATAGCGGCTTTAGAAACAGGGGCAAAGAAAATTCTGATTATCTGTCCCGCTACTTTAAAAATTAATTGGAAGAGAGAAATTGAAAATTATTCCGAAAGGTCAATATTCATATCTGAAGGTAAAAGTTTCAGTACCGAACATGACTTTGTTATCATAAACTACGACATTATCAAAAATTTCCATGACACTAAGAAAAAAAATGAATCGCAAGTTACTTTTGCCAATTTTGATTTGGTGGTCGTTGATGAGGCACACTATATCAAGAATCCTACGGCCCAAAGAACCAAACTTATAAATGATATTGCCAAAGGGGTAGATAGACTATGGTTATTGACTGGGACACCTATGACCTCAAGACCTATGGATTATTTCAACTTATTACATTTGATAGAGTCTCCTGTTGCAAAGAATTGGATGGCATATGCAATTAGGTACTGTAGTGGATATCAATTTAATGTGGGAGGTAGAAAAGTTTGGAACGTTACAGGTTCATCCAATTTAGAAGAATTGAGAGATAGAACATCAGGCCTTGTTTTAAGAAGACTCAAAGAAAACGTCTTGGACTTACCTGAAAAAATAATCACTCCAGTTTATCTCCGATTGAAATCCAAAGCATATGAAGAAGTCATGGGGGAATATTATGATTGGTACGATAAAAACCCTGAAGAATCAAAATCTCTCACAGTACAATTCACAAAACTTACCAAAGTTCGTCAAATAATTGCCGATGAAAAAATAACTCAAACTATAGAAATTGCTGAGAATATTGTTGAACAAGGTAAAAAAGTAATCATCTTCTGTAACTTTACCGATTCACTAAACAAAATTTGTGAACACTTTGGAAAAACTGCAGTAAAAGTGGATGGGTCGATGTCCAAACACGAAAGACAACATAGTGTCGATTCATTTCAAGATAATGAAAAAGTTAAAGTTTTTGTTGGAAACATCAAAGCCGCTGGTGTAGGATTAACATTGACCGCGGCCGAAGCTGTCATCATGAATGACCTTTCATTCCTTCCCTCTGACCACGCCCAAGCAGAAGATAGAGCTTATAGATACGGCCAAAAAAATAATGTACTAGTATATTATCCAATATTCGAAAATACAATAGAAGGGATAATATACGATATATTAAATAATAAAAAACAAGTTATTGCTACTGTTATGGGAGACAACTTAAACTCATCAGATATGGCAGAAGAAATTTTAAACAGAATTAATGAAATCAGAAAATAAAGTATTTTAGCATTATTTATAGTAAATTAAAAAGCCAACAATGACTAAAATACAAGAAAAAATTCAACAACTCGAACTTAAAATTGTGGAACAAAAAGTGACGAGAGAAAAAGAGTTGTTAATTACAGAAATGAAAAAGATAGGAATAGAAAAACTACCTTACTCCTACTCAGCCCTCAAACAATTTATCGACCCTGAAACAATGGATTTCCATTACAACAAACACTACAAAGGGTATGTTGATAAATTAAATGATGCACTATCCAAGAAAAAGTATGGTGACTTGGAATTGGAACAAATCATAAAAACAATCAGTCGGTTTGATAAAACAATCAGAAACAATGCTGGTGGGGCGTTTAATCACGCACTTTTTTGGAATATGTTGTCACCTGAACCTAAAAAGTTGACAGGAGATTTATATAAAAAGATTACAAAAGAGTTTGGAAGTTTTGTTTCTTTTAAGAAAAAGTTCGAAGAAATTGCAAAAGAAAGATTCGGGTCAGGATGGGTATGGTTGGTTTTGACAGGTAGAAACACTTTAAAAATTATGTCTACCCCAAATCAAGATAATCCTTTAATGAACATAGTCGAAAACGGTGGATTTCCACTTTTGGGTTTGGATTTATGGGAGCACGCATATTACTTAAAATACAAAAACAAGAGAGACGAATACATCGCAAATTTTTGGAAAGTTGTGAATTGGGATTTTGTTTCGAAACTATATGAAATGAAAACCCAAACTAAACTTTTGGAATCTACCGAAATGAAGAAAGTAATTGAAAGTTCAAAACCCGCACAATTTTGTAGTAGTTCTGAAACTGAGTATTTCAAAGAGTTAATAAACAACAAGCGGATAAAACCAATTTATCAAAATGGAGTTACTGAAAGTTTGAAAGAAGTATTCAAAGATTTTTGGATTGAAAGTCAAGGAAAAGAAATGTCTGGATTTTATGGTATTGAATCCGACGAGGCAAGATCTGTCTTGAACAATCTTAACACAAATTTTAACACTTTTTGTTTATTAACAAAAGCGGTGAACAGACAAATCGATTTGATTGGACAACCAAGCAGAAAATTTGATTTTTCAATAAAAACAAAAAGAACACCTGAAGAAGTTGAACGATTTACGAAAGCATTGAATTTTTTCAAAAATGAAATCTTTTCCAAAGACAACGAAGAATTTATTAATATTATCAAAGTTTTACTAAAACTTTGGAAAAAAGGGGAACAGTCCGAAGACGAAGCTAGTTTAATCATAAAAAAACATTTTGGTGATAGAGTTTCTGTGACTAAAACATCTGGTGCAGGTCTAATGATAGACGCTTTTGGAGGAATTGATTTATTTATCGAACTTGATGGAAAAAAATATAGATGTCAGGTAAAACAATTTTCTTCAATTAAACATGAAGATGGTAAAATTACTGTAGTTAATACGGGTGATGTGAAACCATATAGAGTAAATTGGATGATATTTATTAACTACAAAACAAAAAAAGTTTTAATTTTCAAAAATGACCCAATTCAAACTCAGGGCCAATATGTATTCAATGAATCCTCTTTAATTTACGAAATAAATTAATATAGATATTTATAAGTATGTCAGTTATACCAGAACCAGAAAGAAGTCGGATTTATACGAGAGTTAAACATCAACTTGGTGCTCCTCTTAGAAGTGTCGAGTTAGAAGATGAAATGTTAGATTCCTTAATGGAATTGGCGGTTGGAGATTATGAAGAGTATATTCTTCAATGGTTGATTGATTCCCAATGGGTCAACTTGGTAAATTTGAATATGAATGAAAGGTCTGTTGCAAGAGCCTTGGTTACAAGGACAATGGATTTCGAACAACAATTCAGTTATTCATACTCAAAAATAGTTGGTCTTCAAACTGAAGGTCCATGGGTTCTAAAGAAAGATTATTTTATCTTAAGCGCAAACACTCAAACTTATGAAATTCCTGCAGGTAGAGAAGTGAACGAGTTACTTTGGTTTTCGAACCAAGCTTGGACTGCATTCGGTTTAGGTGGTTTGGGTGGATTCGGTTTCGGTGGTATTGGTTTGGGAGCAAACGAAGCGGGTTATGCACAGATGGGCTATCAAGGTTCGTACTTCATGATGTCAGGATTTGACTATCTTATTAGAATGCAAGAAGCCAACATCTTGAATAGAATTTTAGGTGGTTCCTTAACTTACAGAATTACTGGTCTTCCTGACGGCAAGAAACTTATTCACCTTTACAATACACCTGGTGGAAAGTTCAATTGGTCAAATTATAACCTTTATGTCGGTAAAGCCGTTTGGTATTGGTATTATGATGTAGAACCAGACAGTCGAGCTGATTGTTTGAAAAATAATCCTGATATAATTAAATTACCTACAGACGTTCCAATCGAAGAATTAACTTGGACAGATTTGAACGTTCCTGGTCAACAGTGGGTTAGAAGATGGTTCACGGCTTATTGTAAAGAAACTTTAGCGAGAGTCAGAGGAAAATACAGTGGTAATCTCAAAACTCCTGATAGTGAAATTATAATGGATTATCAGAGTTTACTGACCGAAGCTAAAGATGAAAAATCTAAATTGATTGAAGAATTAATTGGGGCTGAAGGTTGGTTGACAAGAATGAGACCTGAAAAAGTTATGGAGAGAGAGGCATTGATTGCAGAGAATCTAAATAAACAAATGAAATTTAGAGCAATGCCTCGACAAATTTACGTTATATAATTTATGGCTATAGTTAAATCAATTCCCTCAAGAAGAATTATTAGCGGGGAAGTTATCAACACATCAGAAATTTCCGTAGTTTCGGAATCGACTTATAAAACAAATGGTGAAAGTTGCATCATCGTTAGAGGAGTATTAAACTCAGTTGTTATTTTGAATTCCTCAACTACAGACCACATTGTTGTAAAATCAATGACAAGCCTCACCATACTCCCCGATGTTGGAAAAATCGATGAAGAATATGATGAGGTTGTAGTTGATAAATTTGCTTGTATCGAATTCCGATTTGTAGGTGGTAATTGGTATATTCTATCAAGTGACGGACTTAAACAGTCATAAGCTTGTTTTCCCAACCTTCTTCAGCCAATTCATACATATAGTAAGGACTCAATCCTCTTCTTTCCCAATATTGAAGTTCCGCTTCAGTAATATCCAAAACATCTTCTTTTAGTTTATCTTGGTCACCATCAGCTAATGGATGCCCATTAATTAACTCACATTGAGATGTTGTAAATATCCCCCTTTTATCAGGTTCATTTACAATCAATCCGTTTCTTACTTCATCTTGGAATACAACCATCAAAGGTTCAATTCTTTTATTGAAGGTCACAATTGCTCTTGGTACATTATAATCACCAGTCAATTCAGGGTTGTTGTCCAATATATCTTTATCAAGCATGTAACAATTAACAATAACACCATCTGTTACTTCTTTAACATTTGGATTCTCAAGTTTATTGAGAGCATTCAAATCTTTTAATTGTTTTACTGTCATTTTCTGAACATCTCCTTGGGAAGCTTTTGTACCATTATTCACGTACATGATTACATCTCCCAAATTGACATTGAGTTTCTCCTGAATAGCGAGTTCCATGTGAGCCATTCTTGACATACTATTGCCTGATTTGGTTTTGGTTGTCAGTCTTTTTCTGTATTCATCAAGACTAAGTTTGACTTTAGCTCTCTGAGCAATCTTGGACAATGGAATTTTCTTGTCATAGATTTTTTGTAGATACTCGTAATAATACTCAACAAATCCTTTCCCATCACCTTGTAACAACATTTTGATTCCTTTATCCAAAAACTCTTCGATGTATATTGGAAGTTTTTTTGATTTGATACTATTTCCTGTGAGTTTGATTTTTCCTTTAGCATCCATTACCGCATAGTTCTTACGAGCCAAGTTAATACAAGAAGGCCAAACACCATCTGTATCCAAAGCCATTTCACCTCTCATGAATATGTCGTTGTACTCAGCAACATCAGCCTCAGGTCCTTTATACTCTTTTCCCTCTTTAACTTTCCAATTGAGACCCCTACCAATGTAAACTCTATCTTTTGCGTCAGTCGGAGTTGAAAAGTTCACCCCGTCTGTATCCATTACTAAGGGAACATAACCCTTCGCCATAAAAAATTTTATCATTTGTCTGAGGTACTGTCTTCCCGTACAAGTAATTTGTTCTCCCATGTACATGTCACCCCAAGCATAAACCTGAGGGGCTGACAATGCACCGAACATGGAGTTAATAAAGATTTTAATTGGAAGTTGTTTGTTTCCATATGATTCAGACTTTTTCTTGTCTGTCTCATAATATTGTTCCGCCAAGTTTTTGTATTTGATACGTGTGTCACGGAACCATTTGAGCATTCCCTTCATTGCCCCTGTTACGTCACAGTCAGGAAATACATCGTGTACCAACTGAATTGAGGGGTATAGAGAAGAGAAGTCGAGTTTGAGTACGTCCTTGCTATACCCAACTTTAAGAAGTCTTGAAAGACCTCCAACGAAGTCAGTCTTGGATTCTTTCGCAGGAATTGCAATATTATGTTTATAAGACCACGCCATCATCAACATCTTCCATAGAGTTGCAGTACCCATGGTTGAAACTCTTTCATAGGTAGTTGGAATCATCGCAGCAAGAAGAAATGAACCTTGATTGAACTCTTGGTCCACTTTCAAAGTTTCGTCCAAGTCATCATCCAAGTATCGTTCAACAATATCATCGCCTGTTGTTTTAAGATACACATCAGTTCGACTCTCACAAATCTTATCGACTTTGGGGTCGACCCCAACTTTTCTGTAATTTCCGTTCTGTGTGTTTAACCAAAACTCCTCTTTGTTACTGTATAAACTTGCTATGTCCAAATGGTCAATATACACTCGGTCTTCCGCTTGTGCGTTTATGTATTGAGTAATATACTTCAAACCCGCAGATTTGATACTTGAATTGATTGCTTGTGCTCTTCGGACAGCGTGAATAATATCAATCACGTTATACCCCCAAATTGAAGTTTGTATATATGATTCAACTTCATTTGCAAGTTTCAACATACTTTCTTTTCTCGTAAAAGAATGTTGGGGGTGTAAAGATTTACATATCTTTTTAGGGTCAAGTCCAAGTGTTTTACATCTTTCAAATATCCAATGCCAGTCAAAGTTCGCTGAATTGTATCCACCAATTATACTTGGTTTTAACTCATCGATTATTCGAAAAAATTCTGTTATAGCACCTCGTTCTTGAGATTCATCTATACACTCGATTACTTTGTGGAATCCTTTATTTGTTTTAATTCCAATCATGAATATACGACCGTCTTTAGGTTCAAGAGCAGTCGTTTCCAAGTCAAATACCAATCGGGTTACTTGATTATAATCTTCGAATCCTTTGAACAATCTTTTTTCTTTCTGAACTAAGTATTGTTCGACAGGAGATAGAATCATGATTTTTTCTTTGGTTCTTTCACCCCAAGGGTCACAACCACCTTCTCTAAAAAATTGTACAAGTTCTCTGTATCCTTTCAGAGACTTGACTAAGAAAGTCATCCCTTTTTCTAATCTTTCGTTTCCATAGGTTTCTAACTTTTCTATTACAATTCCATGTTTGGTCATAGCTTCTTTCTGAGAAGCTTTAGACCCACCATAAAAATTAATATCACGTAAGTCTCCAACCCATGCGAATGGAATGAAAGTATCCTTTCGGATTTCTTTCCCTTTACCAGGAATTTCTTTGATTTTGTAAATGGAGTTGGAAGCGTAGTCGAACTCGATGGCGACTATAAATTCTTCGGGGTCGTTTCCGTGTAGAAACGATTCAATTTCTTTTTCAGTAAACATATCTATATCACGAGTGGTTTATTGGCTTTCACACTAACGTGAAGTTTACCTTACTCATCATGTATAAATATAAATGAAATTCGTGTCTTGTCAAATTAACAACAAGCAGTTTCAGAGATGAAACTATCTTGAACATTGATGTACAATTGTTCTCTAATTGGAAGGATTAGACTGCCCTCATCGTTTCTGATTAAGAATTGTCCTTCGTATCGACCTACAGTATTTGTATCTCTTGAAGTGAATTTAAAATAAATGTAGTATTCCGTTGGAGCTCCTTCAGGAAGAATTAAACTTACTATTTGACATGGAGCAGAGACAATCTTGGGAATACCTGTTTCTACATCCACCATAGTGAAAAATATTGTTGAGACCTCGAGATCTTCCATTAATTCTTGAAAACCTGCTCTTCCGTCTTTGACAACTTGCATTTTTAACACAGGCAATGTTGCATTCTTTTTGATATAAAATTCCATAACAATAAATATACTGTTATGACTCTTTACGAAGGTCTCTGTTGTAATGTTCGAATCTATCGTGTTCTGTGGGTGTTAATAATAGTAATCCAGGTTTCAATTCATCTTTTTTAACTAACTGATACATGTGAGACATCCATGTTTGTTCGAATGGATGTGCCCAAGTTGTATCCAAAAACATTTTTTGATTACCAACTCTACTTACAATTTGAGGCCAATTACAATAGTAAATTTCTCCTTTAGCGTAAGGTAATCCTCTATGAGAAAGGATTTCAGTGAATCTTGTTTTCGGTGCATTGGGGTCTAGTCCCAATTCAGGTAATCTTGGTTTGTCGGGCCAAAATTCTGTTCTTACGTGTTGAGGGACATTGTACCAACTCCATTGAACTCCATTATCGCCATAAAACTCAGAATAATTAAGTTTCAAAAAATCCAAGTTTTCTTTTTTTATTACCTCTAATGATTTAGTGTATAAATTTGGAACATATCTGCTGAATCCATTTCTACAAACCTTTCTTTCATTGGGGTAGAAAAACATATCATCTTCAAAAAATAAATAATAATCTAAATCAGTTTCATTCTGAAAGTGTTCTGCAATCCATTGTCTTCCCCCACAAATACCTAAGTTGTCTTTTTTGATATGTTCGAATCCAAATTCTCTACAAATTTCAGAGTATTCCTCGGTAGTTGATAAATCACTCGAATTGTCTAACAAAAATTTGTTTGTTTTATTGATATAATCTTTGTCATACGCCAACATCGAATCAATCAATGTCTTAAATTGTTTTGGACTATTGAACGTAATAACATACAATCCAACTTTATTGGTGTCCAAATTATTAGTTACTTGAACAGAACTTTCATTCTTAACTCTAAGTTCATCATTTTTCAAATCTTCAAAAAACTTGCCAATTAAACCATTTGATTCAATTTGGAAATAATTGAATAAATCAGAATGTTTATAACACATAATACTGAATATTGATTCTTCAGTACCCATATATCCTTCATCTAAAGTGCTTTTCAACAAACCATAATAAATTGAGTTGACATCACTTATTGTGTGTTTCGGACCACCGAAAAATCCACCCCTGGCGACTTTGTTGACTTTGTTATTAGCAATCGAATTTAATTTATTATATTCAAACCCATGAATTTCTTTTTCAGCATCATAAGGAAAACAGATAAACGAGAATTTGGAAATGTATTTTGAAAGTTTATCCAAAACTTTGTCGTGTGTAAAATATCCTGGATGGACTGTATTAGTTAGTCCACCATCAATCCAAAACAAATATTCGGAATCAAACCTATCCATTATTTTTGCATCATGTAATAGAAACATTTTGGACATAACCAATGGATTGTAGTTTTCCAAACGAGATTGTGTCGATTCTTTTAACCATCCTGCTTGATTATACCAATCAGGGTTTGTTCGGATTTTTTGAATCAATGGAAAAAACTCAGATGAGGTAAACCATTTCAAAGGTCTTTCTATAAATTGTGTTTTTTCTTGAGACCTTCTTTCATTAACAAATGTTCTCAACTCCTCATCACCATAGATAATTAAATTTTCCTCAACTTTTAACAGTTGTTCAAACTTATCCAAATAATGTTGATATGACCTACTCCAACCTTCAGTTAATTCCCCTCTTCCAATATCCCAAATCCCTGTTACTAATGTAATCTTATTCATAAATTTCGTTTAATTCTTCAAATAATTTATTGAAACTTGTGTAGTTTAAAAAGAAACTATCTGGTATTTCTCTTGGTGCATTATCCCTACACCACCAATGGTCAAATTTCAATATTTCAAAAAGTTCTTGATTGTTGAAATACATTAGAGACATAACATTTTCTTCATGTGGAATTGTTTTATCCTCTTCGATAATATTTTTGACATATCCCTCGAAAAGATTAACAATATTTTCCCACTTATCTCTATGACCTCCAAATATACCACCAACCACATGAATACTTGAATCATATTGATTATACCATTTTGGATTTACAGTACCCGACCAAAAATGTCTTTGGTTGTCTTTTCCCAAGATTAAAAATTTATCTCCAGTTTTCTTTATCAAATTCGACAACATTTGATTGTTGAAAAGACTACACTCAAACATTTGTCTGTAATAATTGTCTTTCCCTAAGTATTTGTTTGCAAACAATCCACAATGAGATAAACCAGCGTCAATCCAATAATAATAGTCGTAGGATTTATCTTCATTCCACCAAAAATGGAATTTACTGTATTGCACCTCTATACATCTATCTCCTTGTTTTGTCTGCTCAATGTTTTTATATTGGTTTATCAAATCTTTGAATTTGGTATTTCCAATGTCATAGACTTGAAATTTCAACTTTTCTGAAGAGACAGAGTTCTCATTATAAAAAAAATTTTTCAGTGATTCGATTTCTCTGTCTGAAGTATAACATAAAAAATCAGCGTCCGTCATTTTTAGTAATGACAATAGACTATTTCTATAATGACCTAACCTTCCAGGTCTTCCCCCGAATTCGGTTCCATGTAAATCACTATAAATTGATGTGATAAATTTAACTGACATAATAGTAGTCTTTGTGTGTATTTCCCTCTTTTATTTTTTGGTTGTTGTCCTCGTTTCTAAACTCTTCAGGTATTTTGTAAGGTGAGTAGGAATTCCAATTATAAGTTTGAGTATAAAAGTTATTATACATTCCCTGAGAAACATCTGAGTAAGATTTTCTTTGAGGTGCAATCGGTAATATTGGACAATAACTTTGAAATTTGGGGTATATAAATTTTGCTAAGTATCCATCTATTGGATGGAAAAAGTCTCCTCCAACTCCAAAAGAAATTTCAGAAATTTTTGGTATTTCATCATAAACTGAAACATCATAAATCATCATATTGGTTGCGAAAGTTTCAGTGTGAATTTCATTTTGTTTGGGAGGTAAGTTAGTCAAGTCCAATAATGTATCGTACTTTTCACTTACGTTCATGTGTCTATTTAATGTTGGAGTAACATTAAAAACGCCAAATTCAATATCACTAATTTGTTCTTCTATTTTTTCTATAAGAGATTTAGCGTATGGCATAAAAATACAATCGTCTTCTATTGCCATTACTCTTTTGTATCCTCTTTCTTTTGCGATTTTAATTATCTCCAAATGTGAAAGTGTACAACCCATGTAGTTCCCACGGTTCACTGCTTCAAACCTTTCCCATTCCCAACCAATGTAATCCATCTCTTTTCGGATATTTTCCAAATTATTTGGTCTTGTTTCCAAGTTGATTACAAATTTAGGAATTTCATTAAATTTCATATCCCATCGTTTTAATTGTAAAATCCACACTTGCGGTGGGGCTCAAATAATTCTCATAATAAGTACGAGCATTTTTAGAAACAAAATTCAAAAACTCCATATCATCTTTTACTTCCATGTACCTTTTAACAATCATGTCAACATGGTGTTTTTCACCAAGTCTGTCCAAATTCATCCAATCACGCAAATCATCAGGTCTTTCAACTGAAACATAATGGTAATTTGGGACTAAAGGTTCTAAGAATTCGGTAGTATATTGGAATCTGATGAAAGGAACTCCCAGTGCCATATATTCTACGTCTCTATAACACATCTCACCTCGCCCTGCTACTGACAAACCTAATTTGAAATTCATCAATTCATTCACATATGAATGGAATCCTCCAATAGGACTTCCACCATAAAATACATTTGAATCAAAATGTTGTAAAATCGATCTTGTCGCTGTTTCCCCTCTAAAATACATTCTACTATCTTGAGGGTCAGTTTGTAATCTCTTCTGATAATACTTTTCCAAATCATATTCATTGGACGGGAAATAAATCCAAGGATAATATTTGTGATGATTTTCCTTTGCAACATGATGATAAACTTTATCTCGAATAAATTGAGATACAAATATTTTTTTTGTGTTGTCGTAGAATTGAAGATCCAAAGACGCTGGTGTTAAATCATCCGCAACACTCAAAACTTGAGTTTCTTTTGTATCATAATCTTCAATTATCAATTCACAATCTTGCATTTCAACATAAAAATCTTGGTCATCATACCATCCTAACTCTATATTGACTCGACCTTTATGTACATTTTTTTGATATCTATCAACAATAACATCATGAATTTCAGATAGTTTATTTATTAGATTATCAAAAAAAATATTATAATATCGGTACTTGTTACTATAAAAATTTGTAGGTTGATGTATTATCAATCTTCTTTTCATATCATGAAACTACATTGTGATTTAGTTGTCCTGTTAATCTATCACACCATCCCTTTGATTCTGAGTGAGGCCAAACGACCCAATAACTTGGGAGTACTGTTGTGGGGAACTCTCTCCAAACCTTACAATATTTATCTGGGTCTCTGAAGAATCCCTCAATTTCATTTTTATCTGCGTCTTTTCTGAAAATAGTTTCATCGTTCGGGCCATGAAATGCAACAACCCAAAAATCATAATCCTTTTCAGGAACACTCGAATATCCAACATCTATACAATGTTTATAAATTGTAGAGAAACTATTTTTCCATTCCTCTTCATCTTCAATTAATGGACTTGGTGGATATTTTTTATCCAAACAATGTTGGTCCACAGCTCTTTTTTCAAATAATAAACCTGCATATCTTTCATAGTCTCTCAAAGTCCTTTCAGGTCCGAATCCAAAAGGTCCGTCATGACCTTCTTGTTTTTCACCATCCATACCGAATAATTTTCTATTTGTGTGGTGTGAATGTTTGTTTTTATCTCCCCAAGTTTTGTCGTCATCCCATTGTTTTGTTCTACCCTTACGAGTGTATTCGTGATAAACAACAGGAATGTGAGGGTGGAATAAATCATATCCCCAAGTATATGCTCTTGCAGCAATTGAAATCTCCTCACCGTGGAAATAATATTCAGGATTGTGTTGAACTTCATTTGAGAATTGTCCCAAAGTAAAACAGAAGTGAGCCGAATAGAATCTTGATGGAACAGGTTTTGTCATTTCTTTCCAACCTGGTATTGTCTCAGGTAAAAAGAATACCGCTCCTTCAGGGATAAATCTATCGAACGCCATTCTCCAAGCGTCTTGTG